GTATTTGTATCATCAAAAATAGTGACTTGCGTAAATGGTGTAAAACCATCAACACTAGCCACTTTTAAAGTAGTTGTTCCAGCTATAACAGCCTCGATAATGTCTGTTAAGGCTGAATCTAATTTAATTTTGTTAGAGCTGCCATCAAGTGTATCTGCAAATGTTCCACTGTTTCCTGGTACACGGCCATCTAACTCAAGTTGAACTTGTATTCGTTGCATTTGACGAGCGTGTTCTATTAAAACACGATAAGCGTTGTAGATTCCCCACTCAAAATTATTTGCGAATTCAGACATGAATGGTGTGCCATCATCGATAATTTCTCCTGTCACACGGTCCGTGACATCATCATGCCATTGAGTACGTTCATAAGGGTTTTCTTTGAATTTTAAAGGTATTTCGCCATTCATTAGATTATTCACTTACTTTCACTTCCTTCGCTTCCAGTTGTAGAGGAAATGCGATAACATACCCCTGTGAACCCTTTTGATAATTCATTGTTTTAACGTACAATTCACGCCCATAACTATCGACTAAAGTAGCACGTGTAACTAAGCCTTTTTCTAAAGACAATTTCACATACTTTCTTAGTCCATACTTTGTGCTAGTATGATAGATTTCTTTGTCATGTACGACCCCATCAATAGTCACCTTGGCTCCTGCTACAAGGTTACTTAAAAATTGTTGTGTTAAATCTATCATCAATGGTTGTATTTCATTCAATTCCTCACACCTCCTGCTCTAAATCTTCCACAAATCCGATTGTTCATAATAAAACCATAAGCATTATTAGAAACAATTAACACTTCATTTCCAAGTGCACCATGAGTTTTAGCTGTTTTAAAACGACCACAAATTTTATGATTTATTTGCCATGCATAAGTGCCAGCGTGTAGTATCAAGAATTCATTTAACTCATTTAAAAAAATATAAATGCCGACACCTGCAGTCTTGATTCTTTTAACTAGTTCATCAGGAATGCTTTTAGCTGATGAACGGACATTAAGTAACAATGTTGCTGGCTCAAACTCTCGCCAACCTTCCTCAAAACCAATGAAATCATGGCCCATATAGGCATCCATGATTTGGTTCATTGTTTCAATGTCACCCTCAGAAAGATTTAGAATGCATTGAATTTTTATCATCTTACGATACTCCTCATCATCCCAACTACCGCGAGAAATGCCCTCGTCTTTACCTAATCGGTCTAATCCGTAACCTTCTGACCGATCCACGTCCCAATACTTTAAAATAGTTTGCTGAATAGAAAGGTTTTCTACGCTATTCTCAGCAATAATTTTAAGCAGTTTATAGTTATTACTATCCTCCTTTTGAGAAAATTGCTGAGGCATACGATCTAATAACGTTTGCAATCTTTGATTATTCAAGAGGCAACACCTCAATTTTGCTCGTATCAGTTTCTGCAACTTCTGGAAATGCAATAACTACATTGCGAGCTTCATAAGTAAGTTCATCGATAGAAAACTCAACCCTCACATCATCAACACCATCAATGGATAAAACACGGGCTTCTGCTTTAGTACAAACAACATCGGTACTCATACCTACACCAGGATAAAGCGTTCCGTTGTATGTACCACCAACATATTTAATTACTTGAGCAATAGCCAAATCATCCCCATTCAACGGATATTGTTTACCTTTTTTGATAAATATCTTGACGTAAATAGGGACGGTTGTAGCTCGTGTAAAGCCTATTTCATGCACAATACCTCTGTTGTCTGTATAAGTGTAGACTGTAGAGCCATAAGCACGTATACCACCACCTTTTTTTCTGAAGATAGCCATTGCAACATCTTCATCTAAGCCACCTAATACAACAGTTTCTACAGAATGTGGAGGACGCCCTTCAGCATCAACTTCGTTTGTATCATTTTCAATCGCAATGGCTGCACGTAATCCTTCTACTTCATCAAGAACATTTGCTTCAATTGACTCAATACGCCTAGAACCTAACTTTCCTAATGATTCATAATAACGGTCCTGCAATTTTTCATCCGTTTCCTCATCTTGACCATTAAAAAAAGCATCTGGATTCGTTACCGAATTGATGCCACTCTGCGGATTTACAATGATTGATATGTCATGAGGTTCTACATTGCCGATAGCTCCATATTCAAGGGCTTCGACAGGTACACGATAATTGCCATCTTCTACAGCATCAACAGCCTCTAATGCTTTAAAATATACGTTATATCGTGTTCTAAACAAATCATCTATATTTATTTTGGCACCTTTGTCTAAATTAACTACGACCTCGCCAGTGGCTTTAATCCAATGTTTGCGTGTGATTACACGTATAACATTTGATTCTAAAGATGCTCCTTCACTTGTATCAACAAAGCGAGAATTATAGACATGTTCAAGCTCCTCATTATCTTCCGCCCTTTGTTGGGCTTGTAAGTGGATGAATTTACCTAATGGCGTAAGATCTGATAAATCTGCGTCTTCTCCAAACAACTCTCGGGCCTGTTCTTCGATGATTGGTAAATAATCAACCGTCCTCATTCTTTTAAACCCAAATTTGGTTAACAACTACTTCACCTCCTACCTCCGTTCCAAGTGTCGTGCGTGCTTTGAAATTTATAGATAAATGCCGTTTTATCCGATTGAAGTCATATTCTACACTTAGTACCTCTGCTGTACGCGGTTCTTGATACAAACAATCATGCATAGCTTGTACAATTTCCTTTTTATTTGGTAGCTTTTTTTCGATTACATCTCGCCTAAAACCGTGATAATCGTTAAACATCCATTCTTTTACTCGCGTACGTAATAGATGCTTATAATTCTGAATTAGTTGATCGTCACCATGCACAAGCTCATTTAGCACCCAATCACCATCATCGTCATATTTAAGTGTGTGCATAACCCACCTCCCACCTCCTACACTGAAGCTGTAGTTAAATCCTTACCATTCGCAGTAATATTGCCAGCTGTAAATTCTATATCTTCAGCTTCAACTTTAAATTTGGATGATTTCACCATGATTTCTCCATCCTCTTTTAATACGATTTTTGTTTGAAAATCCTTAGTCCCGATAACCACATCATCAGGATGTTCATTTTGAATTGGAGACGTAAAAAGGTTAATACCACCAACTATTAAGGCATCATTAGCACTAAATGAACGACTTGCAGCTTCACCACCACCAAACAATAGTGGGTCTATATCAGCTTGGGAACAAACTACAAGCACTAGATCCCCTTTCTTGTAAGGTATTTGGATTATAAATTGATCTGTTTGATGGAAAGCTATCGGAACATCCAATATAGGCGTAGCTTCTGGATCATTCTTTGGTAGAACATCCGCCTTAAAAAGATTCATATCAATTTCAAGTATTTCACAGATCAAACAAGTATTCATGTTCATCAAACTTTCTTCAATTGAATCCCCTACAAACTGACCAATAGATGTCGTCATAATGGCACCACCTCGCATTCTGTGTAGTATTCTGTTCCTGACGTATCCCCTTTATGCTCACCTTTTGATACCCGAAACAGTCCGCTAACATTTCTGGACGTTAGTTTAATAATGACATCTGTTGTGACTTTATGATTTAACAACATCTTAATTTTGTAGCCTTTAAGTTTTTTCTTAGCAGGCTTAGATACAGACTTTTTTTCCTCGCTTTTTTTATCTGTTTTTCCATTCTTTCTTTCACTTTTTTTCTCAACTTTTTTCTCGGTCTTTACTTCTTCTTCAACTTCTTCTGGATCATCGATTAATCCTGTTTCTTTCGATATATCAAGACCGATGTTGTTACCTTTAGCTCGGTCACGTACATAAAGCCTGTTTTTATTTACATACTGTTTTGCTTTGCAATCCTTCGCGATTTCAGCGATTTGGAATTTGATTTTGCCATTAAGTACTTTACCTGAGCGATACACAAAATCGACTGGTAAATCTATATCCCCGATAGCAAGTCCTGCATCACGGGCTAATTCTCGCAATATGAGTGATGCGTGAGTATTTCGTCCATACGTTCGTTTCACAACACCATTTGTATAATCCAAACTACAATCAACACACTTAAATGTAGTGATCTTATCTAACCCTTCCCACTTCGTTTCTTTTTTCTTTAGTGAACCGCTAAAAATTACTCCGTTATCATCAATATAGCCAGCGCTTAAAATAGCAGCTTGATTTATAGAAATTGAATTAATAGTTTCATCCTTGAGGTTATAAACTTGAATATCAATCGTATCTACTTTTTCATTGTCGCCAAATGGGACGCTAAATTTAATTGTGAGTGGATCCGTAATTTCTCGGTTACTCACTAAAAAAGTAGTTTTTCGCATGAATAAATTACTCATTTGATTCACCTACCACATATAAAAAGACCGTCTCGTTCAGGTTTTCGTTGGTAATACGAGTAGCTGAATTAGCTCGGTCTTTGGGAATTATTTGTATCTTTGGCAAGTCAATGTTTACAAGGTTTCTGAATAAAGGGCGGTTAAGGATTAGTTTTTCTCCAATAACTAAAACACCACCATCTTTGAATAAATCTACAGTGAAAAAGTCATGAGCTTGATTGTAATTGATTTCAATTTCAAACACTTCTCCTGCAAGCTCTATTTCAAAGGAATATGGTATCTCATTTTTATCGATGTCAATATATTCATCCATTACTTACGCCCCTCCATTCCTGCCCAACCACCTGATGAACTTTTAGGTGGTGTTGTGTATTTTTCTTTAGTGGTTTTTGCTGTTGTAGTAGGTGTCTTTTTCGTTTGTTGTCGACCCTTTTTTGTAACAGCCTTTGTCTGCTTTTTAACTGGGATAGATACACTAACAAACTTAGCAACCTTACCTACTTTTATTTGTTTGAGCGTCATTGTGAAGGCGTAGCCGTCTTTTACTCTAGCTTCGTAATCACGGTTGAAGTCAGTTATAACCATGTGATTTAACTTTGTCATGTAATCAAAATCAATTATTGTACCTTTTTCTCGGTATTCTCGAAGTTTCAGCACTTTTGCTTCTGTATCATCAAGAATTACACCTGTTAGGGTGATGGTGATAGGATTACTTTTCACATGATCAGTTATCTGCTCGCCATCTTCAAGCGCATGGTCAGTTGTAGTAGAGGACTCAGGCATTGACACCTTTGTAATTACATCGATTAATACATCTTTAATGTACGGCATTCCTATCACCACCTAAATAGACTGAAATTCTGTATCTATGATATCTGAAATGACTTCTCGTACAATAGGAGGCACTTTTTCTTTAATTAATCGAGCAATTTCATTAATTTTATCTGTAGATGCATTTATATGAATCGGCATATCAATATTGATTTGATGACCTTGAGCTCCAGGTACTACACTAGATTCTAAAGAAGGACCTTCAGCGTTAGGTATACTGGAATTACTGGACACTAAACCGTTAGTATTTTGATTGTCGCTGTTGGTAGACCTTATTCCTGCTGACATATCAATCGCTGGTGTGCCATCACTGTTAGATGAAAGTATCCCCATCGAACGAAGTGTATTGGATTGTTGAGCAGTTAAAACAGCCTCGTTTTTATGCAACTCGGCCACGTATCCATCGTAAGGTACGTTTTCAAGACCTGTAGCGTGAGAACCACTGATAAAGTTACCAACGGCCCCTGCTGCTTTACCAATAGTGCTTCCGATGGAAGTAACCCACCCTGGTAATTTGAAATTTGTGATTGCATTTTTAAATCTATTGAAGTTATTGGTGATAGTATCCCAATTTTGATAAATCGTAACACCTGCCTTAATTAACATTCCTATTGGTCCAGTTAAAAAAGAGAGGATAGGATTATTATCAATAACTTGCCATAGTTGTATAGCCTTAGTTTTAACGGTATCCCAATTTTGATATAATGCTACTCCACCTGCAATAAGAAAACCAACACCAGTAACGACCATACCAATCGGATTAGCCCTCAAAGCAGCATTAAACCCTTGCGTAGCTACTGTAGACGCGAATGTACTAGCTTGATACGCTGTCATTAGAGTGTTGACTGTAGAAATTACTTTAAATGTTGCGAATGCACCTGCAATACCTGCTGTTGTAGCTATAACTACCTCTTTATTGTCAATCATCCAACTGATACCGTTTTTAAAACCTTCAAAAGCTGTACTTGCTGCACCAATACCTGCTACTAATGTAGTTTTCATGGTGTCTGCAAAAGATGCAATTTGGTCGCTTGTTCCTTTAGGTAAGCCAAAGTTTTGCCATAAGTCTGATACTTCACCAGTATCATATACCAAAGACATCACTGTCTCTTTTGCAGTTCCAACAAAAGAAACTACTTGATCGATTTTATTGACCAACTTGTCAGTATCTAAGTTTTCCATCCACTGCGACGCTGATTGCATAGAATCTACGAATGGTTGAAGTAAAGGTCCTCCGATTTTCCCCTTGAAATTCATCCACGCTTGCTTCATGTTACCTAGTTGGTTTTCATACGCATCAGATTCATTTGCTGCTTGTCCTAACGCTTTAGAAAGTCGGTTTCCGTCTTCTACCATCTTCATTAAAGTGTCCTGTTTTTGGAACTCTGTTAAATCATTAAACTTTTTCCCGAACTTTTCCATAGCTGCGGCATTTCTTGTGAACTCTGTAGCTGAGATACCTAATGCTGCATCGTTTTCATAATTCCCTTTTAGGAAAGACTGCATATTTTCTATTACTTCTTCAATTGAGCGATCATAAAAAGCAGCACTATCAGCAGCTGCTAAAGTTGCTCGTTTAGTTAAATCTAAAGCATCTGCCGTATCTACTCCTGTAGTTTTCGCAAATGCTGCTATTCTGGTAAAGCTTCCTTGGAGCCTCTCTGGTAACATCCCTGTTTGCTTTGCTATATCATTAAGGCCCTGCATAGCATGTTTTGGGGCTTCTTCGAAAACTTGGTCAAACTGTGCATCAAGAGCTTTAAACCCTGCTGCTGACTCAATAGCACTTAAACCAAATTCTTTCACCTTATTAACAGCAAATACACCTGCAACTATCCCTGCTAGACCACGCATCATTGATTTAAAACCATTTAATGTCTTACTAACGTGTTGAACTTCTTGATTTAATTGTCCTGCCTCCGTTTCGGCATTATTTAATCCGTGTGCAACGTTTTGTGAAGCTGATATACCTGCATGACCAAAATGGTTAAAGCCCTGAGTCGTATGAGTTAATCCTTGTCCAACATTGACTATTTCATCTTCAATGTTATCCATGACCTGATTCAAATGCTGTAAAGTTGTTGTTGCTTCGTCCCTGAAATAGATACCTACATACATATCACGCATGCTAGCACTGGTCATTTAATCACCCCTAACATCTTTAAGGATGCAAGTGTTTCTAGAATGGTATCGTTATCCCACTGTTCCACTGAATGTGGATTAATTTTGTAGTGATATCCGATAGCATATTTCCACCACTTTTCACCTGCTGCTTTTTCATAAAAAGAAGGGATGCTCTGCACCCCTGATATGTTTTTTAATTTATTACTTTCCTGTTCGAAGAAAGGAAAAGGCAGCGTTAGTTACTTCTTCTAACTCTGCCCATGTATCAAAGTCATCCATAGTCAAATTGTTTGGTACAACTACAACATGTTTTAATAATTGTGGCATCATTTTCGAATTTAAAATTTTCCCTTGTAACCCTGTTCCTACGTCAAGAATCTCTGCTTGCTTAGAATTCTGTACATTTTGGAATGTATATTCATTACCTGCAGTTGATTTGAATTCCTTTGTTTTTGGTGTAAATGTCATATTATTTAGTCCTCCTTATAATGTGCTGCTAAAATTGTATATTCCACACCTTCGATTTCTGCCCCGCGACTAAAAGGTGCGTTCTTTTGGAAACGACAATCTTCCCCTGTTACTCGTTTCCCTCTTTTTGTATCAGTGAAAGAGACATTGAATGATTCTTTTGATTTACGCAATGCTTCTAAAGGTCCTAAAACACTGGAATCCTGTTTTAAAGTAATCGTAAAAGTACCTGTTTCATCATTTGATTCGTTATAAGATACTGAACCATCTGCACCAACATGTTGTGAGTAGGTATCTTCGTTTTTTTCAGCTTCGATAGGTGTACCATCCATGTATCCTGTTAAAATGATGCCTCCTACGATGCCAACCGTATCTTTGAAGTTAAATACGTTTTTAGCCATCTGTAGTACCTCCCGTCTATAGCGTCAGAACGCCATTGATTTCTGTCCCTTCAATTGCTCCAGCAATAACTACTCGGAACTTTATATCTGGTAGAATACGCTGCGCAATTTTATTCTTAGGTATTTCTGATCTGAGTGGATAACTAATCGTGTAATCAGGTTCACCAGCATCATTTGTAGCGATAATCCCTTGGCGATATGCTGATTTAAAACGTGTATCCATCACATCAACAATTTTTGCAATCCCTTCGTTTGTATAAGGAATCTTTTCAACTACTGCAAGCGTTCTGAAAACATCTTCTCGTAGCCGTGCTCGTAAAAAGTAATCTGATTGAACAACATCGATGTAATCGCCACTTAAAACCTTGCCTGAAGCGTTTAACAATATGCCCATCTCGTTGATACAAGTTGTTCCATTGTTTTCAATAACAGAATTAATTTCAGTAGTAGTTAATTTTGCTGCTCCTACCCCATTCACTTGTTTAAATGTCCATGTAAATGAACCGATTTCTTTTGGTGCTGATTGAGCTATTAAACCTTCAGCATGAAAAGCCTCTGGATCGTCATGTGCTGAAAGGAAGGTGTTTTCATATTTCCCATTTAATTCTTCAATGAGTGCTACACTTTCAGTAGTAGCTCCATAAAACTTTTCTTGTGTAGACATCCATTCAGCAAGCGCCTTGATTTCTTTATCTCCGTTTTCAGGACACACAAGATAGAAAAATTCGTTGTTTAATTGTGCCAGCTCATTAAGAGCTCCTGTTAGAACTGTCACATCATCTGCATCAGGCACATAAGGAACACCATAACAAGCAAGCTCTGCAATTTTAGGTGATTGTCCAAACATACGAGATGCAAGTTTATATTCCCGAGTTGTTTCAGTGAAATCCTTTGATACTTCACTAATATCTGTGTAAATTTTATAATCCAACTCTTTACTAGTTGCTAACATAAGAGGTAAGCCAAAACCTGCTTCAGATACTGGCTTAGTCTCGCGTGTTATGTTTACAGTTACGAAACGTGACATTTACTCACTCCCTATCTCTAATTATTTCGTACTCCACTTTGTCAAAGTAATCAATGTCGTGTTCATCAATATCAAGGTAACGAATGATCACATCAAATCCCCATTTTTCATCATAAGAATCTAACAAAAAGGTAGTACGATTTGTTACATCAGTAAGATTTACAATGACAACATTAATCTCATCTAAATACAAAGAACCTCGCCATTCAAACCACTTTCGAAGCTGTGTAGCCACTTCATAAGCGTTATCATGCGAAGTTCCATATGTGTTAAAAGAAATAGTTGCATTGCGTTCTTGTATTCGTGTTTCTGATAAGGCATCAGACTTATTAACGTGGGATACATCTTCTTGCCCTATACCTTTGCGATCACCTATTACTTTATAAGTCGCATAAGGAAATTTTGGTATGTCTCCTGTTTGATCAGCCCTAATTACCGTTAATGTGGTATCTGCTGCGAGTTGTTTACGAATCAATTTAACTAAATTCATTTTTCTCGCCACCTCATTAAGTAGATGTTTACGTCTGTATACTCAGAAAAGTCTTTGAAGGCTTGTACAGTGTATTTTTGATCATTGTACTCAACCTTAATGCCCTCAGGTATTTGATCTACCGTTAGAAGCTTCTTTTCTTTCACTGTATAAGTACCGTTTTCATCGTACTTTAAATCATCATTACTAAGTGGTAGGATGATGCCTGTCAATTCAGTTGGAACTACTACACCATTTACCCATTCACCATCTACATAGCCGCCATCGCCCATTAAATGAGCAATAAACGGTACTCCTTGATCATGAATAACGGATGCAAATAACATTTTTTCTGGCATTATCGAGTCACCACCTTATACGTAATTCTTTGACGTAAGCCACCTTTGTCAATCAATGGATTACTAGACCCCTTTTGAGCCACCGTTGAAGGAGCGTTAGGCGGATCATCTAATTGTGTGAGCTTCCTTTGAATATCCCCTACCATCTTTGCTCCTAACCGTTCACAAATAGTACGAGCGTTCATTTGTCCATCTAACAGTTTAGGTAGTTGTTTCTTCACGAATTTGGCCCATTCACTATTCTTTTCGTCAAATGTAGACCTCAAAAAAGAACGTTCGGGAATCACTATGGACCCTCTTTCTTTACGTATAGTGATACCAAATTCGTGAACAGCTGCTATCATGGCATAAAAAGAGTCATCACTTCCAAAAATACCAATTTCTATTTCAAAGTCTTTGAGCTCTCGTATAGATTGCACTAATTGCGGGATTCGATTAGTACCCCTTATTCTTATTCGTACACCCATTACAACACCACCAAATTAATCGATTTCTTTGGTTTTAATTGATCAGCCAATTCATCCATAATTCGTTGATATTCTTGACCATATTTCGTCCCTAACAAACCGATATTTTTGTTCGGATCACTGTATTGACGCTCAATAACATCGACTTTCTCGCGGATTACTGATTGGCCCTTAGCTACACTTAAAGCAGCTAAATGAGCAGCCAAATAACGTGCTAATCGCTCTTGATATAACTCTGGGACAGACAAAGAGGACACTTCAAGTGAGGCATCCTCGATGTACATCGTTAATCGGTCATCTGAAATAGAAGTAAATTCATCACTTAGCATACGAATGCGCTCTAATGACGTTAATAGCATGTGAATCCCTCCTATTTTTCGGGATTTTTCAATTCTTCAATGCGTTTATTGATGGCATCCAGTACTGTTTTACGATCTTCTTCAGCTTTTAGAGTTTCCAACATATCGATATCGAATGCATCTTCAATCATTGCAATCGCATCCTTGGCCGAAGGTCTTGCTTTGTCACTGTCATAGACAAATTCACCTTTGTCATTGAGGTGCTTCATCAGTGGATGAGTTAGAAAACGTTCAAAGTCCTTCTCATCCACTTTATTTGTACCTGGATTAAGAGTTAAATCATTGGCTGTGTACGAATGATTACCTTTGTTTTGTACTAACATCAATTATTCCCCCTTAAATTCCATCCGCACGGCAAATAGCCATTGGATAACGGATAATTAAGCCTGTTGTACGTTCTTCAAATGGCACTTTGGTATTTGGGAATGCGTATTCTTGTGGATGACGCATGATATCTAAAGGTATACCAAGTTCTACAACGTCCGGTGAAGAATCTAAGACAACAAAGCAATCTGTGCTAGCTAATCCTTTTCCTTTTAGATCATTAATCGTTTCAATGCGTTTAAAGAAGTTTTCTGACTGAATATACTGTAAAGCAGTTTGCTTCGTAAATTCATTGAATACTTTCTTTTGAAGTTGCTTCTTTGCGTCAGGTGTTAAGAGTAACGTGTCAGATTCATGGCCGTTTAACATATCAACTTTAGATTTCGCTTCGATAATGTCGTCAACAATTTCCTCGCCTGTTTTATCAATCCATTTTGTAGATGTGCCACCCTTGTTCTGTGGGGTTGCGTACACTTGAATCCCTACTGCATCCGTTAACCCTTTAATTTTGTGCGTTTTGTCACCAGAAAAAGCAATTTGATTTTCTTTCTCTGCAATAGCTTTACGAACTGTATCAGCCTTTGTAACGTCGATAGCACGACCAGCCATCTGAGCTTCACGAACTTCCTGAACTGAAATGTTGAATGCAGCAGCGATTGAATAAATCTTTACTGTTTCTTCTTCTAAGTCAGCATCTACTAACGGCACATCCGTTGCACCTGGTGCTAGAATTTTAGCAGCACCTGAACGTGTTAAAACATCGTAGCTATACGTTTTTGCCCCTGCTGGTATATCAGTTTTTACAGTAAAAATAGATCGTGCCTTTAATTCTGATGCGTGTGGTTCATACACACGCTTATCAATTGCGTTTAAGTCTTGTGGGCGGATTAAAGCATCTCCGCGATACGATTGAATTGTCATGTAAAGTTTCCCCCTTAAGGTAAGTTAATTTCGATTTCTACTAATTGGTCTGCTGTAGCATTGGCTTTAAATACTGCATTTTTCACTTCGACAGAACCATCTACAGTAAATTTTTGAGTAGCAGGATCAACTTTTACAGCTTGGCCGTTGATAACGTCACCACCTGCAACTACAAAAATACGACCACGTTTAACGATTGCTGCAGGTTCACCAACTGGATAGTTCTGGTCGTCTTTCTTCTCTACGTAATCATGGATATTTTGAGCTAAAGCAATACCGATTACTGTGCCACCAGTGGCAATAGGCTTAATCGCTGTGCCAGTGTCATTTAGTTGTACGGCAGCACCAAATGGTACTGTGGCTTCAACTGCATAAGTGTCCGCTGTGTAATCTTGATAACTAGATAATTGACCAGCTTTACCCGCTGGCTGCATGTAATCAGGGTAATTTGTAATAGGCATGTGTATGTCCTCCTACGAACGCATGTTTAAGCGTTTATTTTTTAGTTCTTCTAAATCTTTATTTCCGCCAGCATCGCCAGTATATGCGATATTGGCACCAGTGCTAGAAAAGCCATTTGACTGCACTTGCTCCACAGTTGCATCAAAAAAAGCGTTGATATAATCGTCTGATTTACCATCGCCTTTAAAGTCCTGTTTAGTTGTTGAAATGACAGCTTCTTTGATTTCACGCTCTGATTTACCTGTAAAATCAAATGAGTCACCGAGCAAAGGTTTTGCTGTGCTGATTAACCCTACACGTTCCTCTACTTTTTTATCAAACTCATCTTCGGACAGCTGCTTTGCTTTTGCGTTCGCAAGATCTTGCTCTGTATTTTGTAGCTTTACTTCTAGCGCATCGTATCGACCTTGTAAGGTATCTAAACTATCACCTTTAGCCTTCGCCGTTTCTTCTTTTGCTTTTAAAGCGTCTATATGTGCTTTTACTGCTGGATCTACCTCATACTCTGTACCTTCAATTTTGATTTTTGCCATCTCAGTGTTTCCTCCTTCTTTTTCATCGATTTGCCATGCGTCTGAATCTGCCCGTATAGCAACCTCGGGACCTGCCCGTCCTTTTTCTACAATCGCAATGTGATTTATCTCAACATTACGCTGTACATATTCATACTGATCTCCGTTATAAGTCCCACTTTCAGCAACCACATCCGATAAGAAACCGATACTAATTTCGTTATAACCCTGATGAATCTTTTCAATGAGAGCCTTGTCTGTAACGGTTAACGAAATATAGAGTTTGAAGTCCTCTACACGAGAATCTGTATGGCTCATACCTTTTGCATAGGCTTGATAGTTATCAATTGTTACTGGCTCATTAGGATGGCCGTCAGTGACGGGCTTAGAGCGTGCAGAACGTATGGTTCTGTCACTAAATATTTCGTCAGGCAATTTTGCCTCCATCTGAACTGTTCCATCTTGTCGTTGATACGGAAAAACACCAGGACGAGTAATCGGTACATTGACCGTTAAATACCCTTCTGGTGTTTCCATGTAGTCTTTTATATAAGATGTGTCGTAGCGTTGTAGTTTCAATTTTTCACCTCCCTTCTTATATTGAAAGAAAAACACCTACCAAATTTCAGCAAGTGTTTAAAAGTATAATTTTTTAGTTAAGAACAAGTAAATTAAAAACTTTTTCTGCAATATCCATTGCTTTCTTTGCGTTTGTGGATCTTGCACTTATTCCTTGCTCTATTTCCCATGTATAAAGGAATTCAATATAAATCGTTAAGCTATGTATTTCATCATTTCTTCTATTTTTTATAGCTACGATTTCAGAGTGTAATTCGTTATCTAATATCTCGTTATCATGATAACTACATAATAAATTATGAAGAGAATCACGATTATTAATATTCCTAGGTTGTCCCATACTCGTTTTTAAAAGCTTCTCAATAAAAGCCACAGACATGCTAAGGGATGCTATATTAGCTCCTACACAATAACAAAGACGGGCTTCTTCAAGAGTATCTTTAAGATACGGATGGTTTTTAAAATAATCATTTTTCAACAAATGTTTGATATTTTTCGTTTCTCGACTTTTTTGTTTTCTTATTTTTTTCTTAAACATTCAGATTCCCCCTTTAAAATTATTTAAAGCAGGAATTGAATGTTTGTCAATCGTCATCAAAAACAGGAATCGCCACACACCTACAACGATAATCCTCACCAGGCAAAACAACACGTCCGTTAACAGTAGGTGGATCATCGTATGAAAATATCTTTCCGTTAAGATCTTTGTGTGATTTTCGTACTCGTTCATCAGCCGAATCATACCATTCGAATTTTTCAATACCTATACTCTGATGCCTTTCGGCCGTCATCTGACCTAGTATTGATCCAGCTTGGTCAACAGCTAAGAATTGCGCTCTACTTTCAGCAACATCCACTCGTTGAAGTATTGACTCACGAATCTGTTTGATTGATTGCCCTTCTCGCACGCCATCTCGAACGACATTCTCAACCTCGCTTCGATAATCATCCTCAATATTCTTGATGTAGGTCACATTAACTTGGATTTTATTGACTAGGAATGTCTCTAACCATGGTTCTCGTTGCGCTAGATCAATCCCTCTTACAGCAAGTTGATTAGCAATGTTATGCCTATTAAACCGATTAACACTATTCACGAACCGTTTAGCTGCTGAAAGTCTTCTTTGCTCACTGAATGACTTAGAAGCTTTCTTCGCTAATGCTTTAAACATTCGTTTAATGTTGTCGAATATCCCATCAACTAAGTATTCTGTAGAATCCTGCCGTTGATCGTTTAACAATGGCACTACATACTTTTCAAACTGCTTTAGGGTTTCATCTCCTAATTCAAGAATCATCTTTCGAATGTCTCGACTGTACGTAACGGCTGCAGCATCTGGGAAACGTGTTATCGGAACCTTTTTACTCATGGCGGTCACGATATCCTTTGTATACTTTATCCGCAAGATTCTTCAAATCGGCTTCATCTCCACTAAATTTAAGGGTATCTGATAACCCAAACTGACCAAAGCGTGCCTCGCGGATTTCATCGGCGGTAATAATATTATTGAGTAAGTAAATCTGATCTGTTTCTGCAACGAGCTTGCGTATTTCAGCATCCGTCTTAGCATCAACGTTCCAAAGAGGGTTAAATTGTATTTCCCACTCTAATGATTCAGGGTCAATACGTCCTCCGAGCTCCTTTTCGGCCATTAATAACATACGAATCAGCTTTTCTAGATGGGGTTTCATATCATTCTCTTGATCTGCTACGATGCGTGAATAATAGTTCATCACATCATATTGAGCACCAGTAATGGTCCCTGATTCTTGCCCTTTGATGACTGTTTTCGGCATACGAGCAGCACCAGCAAGTAGGTCCCATACGAAATCCAACAGATAGTTAATACCACCTACTGACGTTACCTCTTTTTTCAGTTCCTCATCATTTGCTATCATCGCCAAAGCTTCAGTTCTAAACATATAATCCATAATCATAGACAATTGTTGCTTATCTTGTGATGTTAAATTATCAATATCCTTAGATTTGTATACTTTAAAAGTAAAATCATGAAGAATTTGACCAACTGACCATACAGATGTATCAAAAACCGTGAGAATGTCGTATAACGGCTCTAAAAGTGAGCGTCCTTGTGCTTCCCCTTCCATTCGCCTTGTTTGGCTGTGAAGTAAGCGAGAGATGTGTACAGACTCTTCTGATGTTTGAGTCTGAATACCATGACTTGATGCTCGATTAATACGCAATTGCTCCAACTGACCGTATTTAATATCGAATACGTCCTCATTAATTAAGAATTCGTTTACCTTTAAAGAGCTGAATGCGTGCAAATAATCAACTGTGTTTAATTTGTCCATTTGTAGCTCTTCGCTTATTTTAAATTTATTAGCCTGATTCACTCCTAACGAAATAAAACCATCTCCACGGAGACGGTCATAAGTGAACATTTCTTTAAACGCTTTTTTGGCTTTAAGGTCAGCAAGCTTACTCATAATGTTACGAGCTAACTTTTCATCCTCCATCTTCAAAGTGAACCAGTTACGTGTCATGTCCTCGGCTGGAATATCGATGATATTTTGCACAATGCGACTATCACCATATAAGTTCGTGATTTCATCATGCGATAGCTTACGACCAACACCAGCAATCTGTCTGGTCAGCTTATCTTTTTGATTCGCCTTGCCGTTGCCTTGCATGAAGTCATTACGCATCTCTTTTGCTTGGTCTAGGGATTTCATATTCTCACCTACCTTCCTAATAAACGTTGGTATATCCCGACCTTGTCTTTCAAGTCACTTACCTCATAATCATCAAGTGCATACCAAATAGCACTTAACGTATGTGGGTCAATACTAAACTCATCAGGTATTACTTCATCGTTCTTATTTTTCTTATAAGTTAATGTTTGTAATTCGAAGATTGTATTTTCGCATCGATCTGAGCAGAATATTTTTTTAAATCGCTTTATCTTTTTCGTATACTGTAGCCGCGAACCTTGGAACTTTTGAGCAGCCACCATGTTAAAACCTTGTTGACTAAAAAACTCAATTGTTTTAGGTTCTGCACTATCCGCACGAATTCGCTCTTTTGATTCCTTAAATTCTGCAATTTCTATGGCCGTTTTATCATCGGTCATTTTATTTTTGTAGTATTCGTAATAGATGTACAGGTGCTTGTGTTGCTTATCAACAACCACACGAATAAGTGCGTTATAAGATTCCTCGAATCCGAAGTCCATACCAGCTCTAAACGTTAAAAATGGTCGCTTACTCTCGATAAACTCCATCATTTTGTCATGCGGCATCACTTCAAATTGCGGTAAAACCTTCACGCCATTTACTCCAAAACGACCTAAACGAGCTACACGATATAAATCTGGGTCGTATTCCTTCAACTCATCCAATTGAGCAATATAACTTTCAGGCAAAAATAAATTATCATCAGCAGTAGAGTGATGATAATAAGTGTCATTCGTTATAATTGTTTTTTGTTCATATAACAGCTCGTCATCTAAAATTAATCGCTTATTTAAATCATCTTTGAAAAAGTGTTTATATGACCAGTTGTCGGTACCTATCGGGTTTGTAGAAAGAATCATATGCAGTTTTAAAGTAGGGTGGCGTAAACGACCAAGCAGTTCTTTAAAGCCTGCGTATTTGATTTCTGAGCACTCTTCTAGCCATACAATCGAAATGTTGTTAATCGACTTTAACTTTTGTGGCTTATCCATCCCTTTAAAGATGATTTTCGAGCCATTAGGAAACCTAATTTGCATTGGTGATGATAAGCATTTAACTCGTCCATCTAACCCTAAATCAATCACTATTTCTTCTAATAATGAAAAGGTAGAATCCCTATGCGTGTCATAAACTTCACGCACTACCAGCGCTGTACGCTTTTCTTGTAATAACTTCAAAATCAGTTTTAATGCCACGTGATAAGACTTACTAGAACCGTAACCCCCAACAAGAAACTGAAATTTAGTTGACCAATCAAATAGAAAGTCGTCAAAACGAGGATTAATTTCTTTCTCCACTAATCCTCACCCTTTCGTTTGATGACAATTTCCATAGGTCCGTCATCTTTCTTATCAAGTTTTTCTATTTCAGCCTTCGTCTTATCAATATTCAATTGCATCTGCTCAAGCTTCAACCTGCGCTCATCATCCTGATCCGCCATCTCAACAAACTGACGAATAGAAGAACGCAACTCCCCAATTGCTCTCGATTGAGCAGTGAGTAGTTGCGCCTGTCGTTCCCATGCGAATTGGAATTCATATTCTTCTTCTGTTACAGCCTTTTCTACACCTCCACCATCCTCTTTAGACCGTGGGTAGTATTCGTATTTGGCTTTTTTAAGTTCTTTAATCATCTCGTCTTTTGATTCGACGTGCATGATTCGTTGAGCTCGAATGATTGCGGCATACTGAATTTGTATTTGATCCCAGATTAAATCGGCTGGAGAACGCTCATTCATTGCTTCCATGATTTCGAGTGTTTCTTCTGGTAGGAACTTAGCAAAGAATCCATGTGTTGTTGCGTTCTGATTTTGCTTTGGTGCACCATGGCCCTTTGCGTTATTGTTACCTACAGGAGCACCTCTACTTCGTTTAGTAACGTTACCATTAGATTTAGTAACGTTACTTTTCAAATGGTCATCCCATTTATCTTGGTTCTTCCATTTTCGAATTTGCGAATCGGATAATTCTAATTGTTCGGCTATATCCTTCAAAAGCATTTGCCCTTTACTATCAAGCCACATTTGAAACGCTTCATCACGTTTCGGATTTCTCGGTCTAGCCATATCTCATACACCACCACCTCCATCATTTGTTTGTTTTGTAATCACCCCATTATGCTAGTTGCTTTGTAAAATAAAAAAAGCATCTATAATTAGATGCTAATCATTTCTTTCTTTAAGATAATTTTGTATCTCCCACTGAAGAAATCACTTATTTTAAATTTTGTAACTAAGTCTGATATATCACCGATTTCTAAAATATAGAAACTTTCTGTACTTACATTTTCCAATAGTAACCGATATTCATTCTGGGCTTTAAAGTAATCATCCTTAATAAAACAAATTTCGGAACTGTCTAGATCTAAGTATTTACTTACTCGATCTGAATAGTTTGTACTGAAATCATGATACTTTACTTTTCCTGCTTTAAAATCTATCTGTAATTCCTCGCATTTTTCTTTTACTCGATCCATAAAGAGTTTTGCATTGATAATCAACATATTATCCCCAAAATCTGAAATCAATTTATCTAGATCATCTTTTTCGATTCTAGGAAAAGTCCCTATTGTACTTTCGTCTTCGGAGTCCACTTGTAAAACATCTTTATCAACAGAATACATACACAAAACTGGGGATTTAATTCTATCGTTGGAATGAAGATTTACTCTCTCAGCCTTGCCTTTTACTAAAACTTCATCTGTTTCAGGATCCATTAATGTCAATTCGACATCTGCATATACAGCTGAAGCTTCTAAAGCATCACCTACACCTCTATCACCAGTTTCTTTTTCTCTCTTAATAAAATAACTAAGTGGATTCATACGAAGTTTACCTTGAATAAAATCATTTTCATATTCCGGTTTAACAAATTTTAAAAGAAAAGCTGTTGCGTTATTTGGTATTTGGGATTTCAATTTTATCGCCTCCTGTCATCACCATATACCATAATTCAACATATATGTAATAATATTTTGACACTATTATTTTGCTCTCAAAACCACACCAAACTCCGCCCTATTGGTTACTAGTACATGACAGTCTTTTTCGATATCTAATATTCCTAAGATACTTACTCACCCGTAAACCAGTCCTTTTTATTTGTATGGCTGTTTGATGCAGTTTTCAAAGCAAAAGAAAAAGCCTTCGAAGAAGGCTCTTAATTACGTGCGATTGAAGCGTTAGCCCACATTACAGCAGTTTCTAGGTTAGTC